GCAAGCACTGTGTATTGAATAACAGTTGCATTTGATCCAGTTGCACCAACGCTAACTGTAATATCTGTTATATCTCCACCAAATATATTGACATAAGCCGCTGATGTGTTCTTAACTTGCAGACTTAAACTATCGTTAATGTCAAATGGCAAGGTTTGACCAGACAACGCCACAAATGTAATTTGCAAATAAGATGGATTTGGTTGCTGGTAAATGTCATCGCGACCAGCCTCATGCTGAATATCGCTTATTGCAATGTCAGTATAATCAACACCAGCGACAGTTAATTTCCAATCTGGCGACCAAGCAGTCATTATCTATCTCGTAATGCTGTCTGTGATATTGATGGTGTTGATCTTGATGCGCTTTGATTTACCACCTTAGCCACAGCTCTTGCAGCACCTTCGCCATCTATTGCATTGACTGTAATATTAACTGGATTGCCTGATCCGTAAGTAAAGTTTGATCCGCCTCTAGGAACTGTTGGCAATGATGATCTACCTGCTGATGGTGCTGGGTTAGGTAATGCACCAATATTAACTCCAGGAATTATATTGACTACGCGGATAAGTTCATTGGCAAGTGATACAACCAAGCCAATTGCTTCTCGCAAAAATGTAATAAATGATCCAATTTTGTCAATAATAAATACTAATGTTCTGCCAAATCCTTCAAATGGTTTTTGTGTTTCTGTTAATGCTGCACTTAATCCTTCATCACCTGTTAATCCTGCAATAAATCCGTTTAGTGCTGGTATTCCTTTGTCGTTTAAGAATGTAATAAATTTTTCCACAAAAGGCAATAATGCAACGCCTAAACTTTCCTTAGCCTCATCAAATGCAACAGTCAATCGATCAATCTTACCTTGAAATGTTTCTGCGTTTGTAGCAGCTGCGCCACCATACAATTCTGCAAGTTTTGCTTGCACCTCAGTAAATGACAATGTAGATAATTCTGCTTTAGATAAGCCAAGTCCTAATCTGCCTAAAGATGTAACATTGCCATCTTGCGCACGACCTAACGCGTTGGCAACCTGCTCTAAATCTTTACCAGATGCTTTGCTTATGTCTAACGCTAGTGTTAGTAATTTTTGTGCTTCCTCAGTATCTTTAGTAGATACAGCCAATCTTTGTAGTGCCGGTCTAAGCTGATCATCGGCAACACCTGTGGCAAGTGATGTTTTGAGGATCATGTCCTCAGTTGCCTTTATTTGGGCATCAGTAGCACCTGTGGCAGCCCGTAATGCATTGGCTAACCTAAGTTGTGCAGCCTCATCCTCTATTGCAGCTTTGACCCCATCAACGGCTAATTTAGTGCCATACGCTACGGCAGCAGCAGCAGCAACGGCAAATGCAGCAGCAGCCTTCTTTCCAAATGCTGAAATCTTTTGGCTGTTGCTTTCAACGGCATTGTCGGCTTGATCTAATTTCTTTTTTAAGTCATCAATATCCGCAAGGATCTTAAGCGATAAGGTTCTACTATCTCTTGCCATTATGACCACTTATCCAAAATACGATTGTATGCAGCTTCCCATTTGTTAATCAATTCAGGCTGAATTCTGCGAAGCGTTGGGTAGATAAACCAACCACGCGAACCTCTGCCTTGCCTTCCGCTATATGTAGGAAACTGTTTGAACTTATTAGATCCAAACTCAACACCACCCCATAAGGTTTGCGTGTTAGCCCCACCTGAAAATTTTTGTCGTGCGAAACCATATTTGAACTCACCGATTTTGCTGGACTTTGAAATGCTAACTCCGTCTGCAACTCTCTGCGCAACCTTGCCTGATTTTGTTCTGCCTCTAGCTGCCGTTTTAATTTCCTCAGCTGCATAAGTCGCCAAAAGATTAGACTGAACTCTTGCCTCTTCAGTCGCTTGCGCATCCATAACTTTGAAAGCTTTGAGAATATCGCGTATGTCATTGCGATTGTAAGCAATTGTTTCACTTGCCATACCTCGCCTCCAATACTTCTATCGCTGTCAAAATGTCGTCTGCATCAACCCATTCACTCATTGGTATGTTGGTGGCTATTGCCAGCTCAACCAATAATCTGCTTAGGCTTCCTGCTGCGTGGCTTTTGGGTTTGCATCACCGACTATTACATCGCTGACTGTTTCCATCCATGCATCAAATGGTTTGACTGGCTTTCCAGCAGCTTCACGCTTGTGTGCGTTGTATGCTAAAAACATAAGATCCCACATGCCAAGTTTTTCTTTTGCTTGACTTATGGTGTTGCCAGTTGTCTTTTCCCATTTAGCCCACTCAGGCGGTTGGGCAATATATGTTGCTTGCTCGCCTGAGTTATATTCAATTGTAATTGGTAACTTCATTTTTTTGCTCCCGTTTCTATTTTTTAACTAAATGTTTCGGTTACTGCTCCACCTGTAACTAGGAATTCGTATGCAACTGTTTGTGCATCCATTCCTGATCCACCAACTGTTGGGTAACTTGGCTTAATTGGGAATGAAAATGATGCGCCTGTTGCACTTACTAAAGTGATTGTGATGTCTGTGTCTGGTGCACTATCGCATGCAGTCCATAGTGCCTCACATACGGAACTTGTCTTGCCCCAATCGGCTAACATTTCAAGTGCAAATGTAGCTGATACATTTGTGGTTTTGTAAGCCTCGCCATCAAGTGTTTGATAAGTCTGTCGCTCTAAAACCTTTGTCAAAATTGCGCTGGTTGCTTGTGCTTCGATGTCTGTTCCACCTGTGAAAGACAACGAAATATCGCGACCGGTTATTACTGTGGTTGCCATGATTTCTCCTTAGACTGTGCGTGTGTAGTAGGTAGATACTCGAACATCTGCGATAAGCAAAGTCGATGCTCCGACTGTGGTAACTGTTGGTCTTTCGACCGAGCTGACAATATATCCTGCTGGAATTACTGCCAGAACGCTAATGACTAACTGCTCAATGTTATCAAGTGATGCAGGATTGCTGTTGTAAGCAACTGCAACTGAGATTGTAAAATTAACTTTTGCTCGTATGTTGCTTTTGTTTATTGTTTCAAATTCTAGGTATGGGCTATCTGGAACAACGACAACGGCTGGTGGGATAACTGTTTCAGGCACAAATGCATAAACATTTCCTGCAACGCTACTTAAGGCGGTTGCTAAAGGTGTGCGAATTTGTTCAAGAATTGTCTGATTAGGCATTTATTGCGCCATACTTTCGGTGTCCATGTATGAACCAAGTAATCCAACGCATTTGTTAAATAATGACCGACCCATTCTGAAAGGTGTAGCTGTAAAATCTACTCCTTCAATTTGTCCGCCTCCTGCAAGTCTGGCTTGGAAGACTTCGACTGAAACTGTATAGACGGCTGATTGAACAGCTGCGTTTCCAACATAAGTTGATGCACCAGATAAGGCAGCAGTTCCGGATGGGATGACATTAGCTTCGAGTATATCGGCATTAGTGATCGATTGCGAAAAGGTATATTGTCCAAGATTATCTGCCAAGACTGCTCTTGTTCCGTTGTAAGGCGATCCGCATCCTGTGATGACAACTGATTGTCCTTCCGTAAATTCATGTATTCCCAATGTCGTAAATGTAGCAACATTGTCTGACAGCGATACAGCTTGAATTGGTGCTTTGAATGTAACAAGCATTGGCAATATAACTGTTTCTGCGGTGTCAATAATTTGGTTTAAGTAAGTGTCGTCATAAAGAGAAGAAGATACGCCAAGCACACTTCTTAACTGACTAGCAGTAATAATTGTAGGCAAAACGCACCTTCCTCTCTATACTCCCATTAATGGATGCCTGTGATCGGGAGCAACCACAGGCACTCAGTTAAATTAGGCTACTGCTAGCTTGCGGAATGCGGTTGGGTAGCGATTAACTACGCAAACATATCCGTAGATACCAATTTCAATGCGTCCGTTTGCAACGATATTGGCACGAAGTTCTACTGTGCCACTCTCGTGGAATCGCATTGCTTGTGATGGATAAACCAAAGCATGCTTGGCGTTAGCATCATCACCTGTGTAGTTAGGGCTTACAACTAAATCAAGTCCAGCAACTGTGCCGTTTGTTGATCCTTGTGTAATCACGCCGGCAGCATTTTGTGGTGCTGCTGCTGCAAATAGTGGACGGCTATCAGCTGTTGCTGCAAGTAATCCAGCAAAGTCAATTCCGTTTGTTCCACCTGAAGGAGCAACCAATAGTCGATTTGGTGTAAAGCGCATTACGCCATAGGAATCAGAAATTCCATCAACGATTGATGCGTAGATTGATGCGCCAGTTGATGCACTTGCATTCTGTGATGCGATTTGTGCAGCATATTGATCGGTTTTTTGTGCATAAGATGCAGCTAACTCACGAACCAATAATTCTGCGAATGCTGGGTCTGAACGATCAAACAACTCAACATTTACAACATTTGCTCCAGCGAACTTGACGATTGTGTCCTCTTGGAATGTAACAGCGGTGTCAGTTGATGAAAACTCTGAACCTTCTGAAGTTACTGCAACAGTTGCTTGTGCGCCCAACTTAGGTGTGAAAATTTTCATTCCTGTTGCTGGTAGTGGTGCTCGCTCAATTGAATCAATAAATGGACGGCTTGAATCAATTATGCCAATTAGATCACGCAAATAGTTTGGTGGAACAGTTCCGGTGTTCTCAGTAACTGTTGCAATCTGTAATGCTGCAAGTAGGTCACGAGCATCATTGTCGCCACCTAGTGCTTTGATTTGTGCATTTAGATATTGTCCTGCTGTAACATTTGTGTCAATGCGTGGCTTTGTATATGCCATGTATTGAGCAGTTACAACTGGAGCTTGTGCCGCTTCTACCGCTTCGGTCGCGATAGGAGCTTCAGAAATAATTTCTGACACTTTGTTCTCCTTTGTTGTGGTTTCCTCAGCGGTTGCTTCGGAATTCTCTGGTGTTTCACTAGCTGCAACTTCAGCAACTCTTGCGCTGTCGATTGCAGGTTCAGTTACCAAACTGACCTCTTGTAAAGAACTTTTTTGGATGCGTAATACGCCTTCGACATTTTTCCACTCGTTAATTTTAACTCCAACACTAAAGCCGTCGCGTAATCCAGTAGCTGCTTCTTCCAAAGCGTCATCCGCAGAAAAAGTTTTTGCCAGACGAAAGGTCGCCTCTAAACCTGTATCTGTTGCAGTTATATCAACAAGTTTTCCAAGTGGCTTTGTTCTTTCGTGCTCAAGCAATAATTTGACAGGCTTTGAGAAATCAATGCTGTCTTTTTCAAATACTGTTAATCCTGCGCTAGTTGAACCCTGCTCATCCCATGTAACAATTTTTCCTGAGATTGTGCGTTTGTTTGTATCAGCAGCTGTTATTTCTATTGGGAAATTAATCTTCATCGGATTAAGTCCTCCTCCTCTTGGATTTGCTCAACGCTCATTGCGCCAATGCGGTTTAGGATTTCATAAACTTGAGCACGCTCTAATGCTGAACCTCTCAAGAAATCATCAATGTCAAATCTTGTTTCAATTCCATTAGGACAGAAATCCGCAGCTGAAAGCCTTTGCTCAATCGCGGTTAAAATTGGTCGTAGTGAGAAATCAATAAGTGCTTTGCGTTCCATGACTGTTGTGCTATAAGTCATTGAGGTAGTTTCGGCAGATATAAAACTTGCCGGAATGCCGCTTGCTCTGCTAATTTCCAGAGCTAGGTATTGACGGGCTTCATTGAGTTGAAGTTTGGCAGGATCAAAACCTAATGCTTGCAATTCAACATCGGCATTTAAGAATGCAGTTGATCTTGTTGATCTGCTAATTTTCCAACTCTCAAGCAATTTTGTAATTCGCTCTGGTGTTAAATTTGTGCCATTTGATTTAAGAACCATTTGTGGCATTGGCTCTTTTGCATACATTTCAGCAGCTTGTTCTAATGCAGCAGCAGCTTTAATTGTGCGACCTGCTCTGTTAAGTATTCCTTCATCTAATCCGTTAAATACAATTAAAGAACCAATTCCAAATGGCGGAACTCTTTTGCCATCTACTGTGTAGTATTCAATCTCTGTGCTATTGCCATTTAATGATGCAAATACTCTGTTAGGTGCAATTCTTGTCCATGCTCTAATTCTTGATGCATCGGTTGCTGAATATGCATCCATTACCATTCCGTAGCCCACGCCATAAAGCAACAGGTCTTCAGCTAACCATGCATAGATTGCAGAACCTGCAACTCTTGGATCTGGTTGCATAATTACACGATTTGGTCTTATGTGTTCATTTGTAAAATGATTGTATTGTTCAAGCGGTAAAGATCCGACTGTTGAACAAATTATATTTCTAGCGCGTGCTCCAGATGGAATAGCCATATACTGTTCACGAGATGCGGTTGTTGTTCCAAATAAAATTCCGCCAACTAATTGTTGTGCGTTGTAAGGTGCAAGTGCAGCAGCTACATCTACTTGGTTAATTGTCTGCTTTGTGATAAATCGGTCGAATAATCCCATTAGCACATAATATACCATATATCCTAATTATCCGACTTGTATATCTATTTCCGTTTCTGGTTGTGTCGCAAAATAAGTTACCAAAGCGGTTGCCACAGATGCACAAACTGCAACCCGACTGGCTCGCCTTCCAATAATCCAAGATCCATCACCATAAGGCAA